TCCATAACTTCTTTTCTGTTTTTAACAACGTGCTGCATGTATATAGGACCTGCTAGTCCGTAGTTTTCTGACAACGCATCATCGAACATTGCTTGAGCATAAGCCTTTGGCATTTTTTCTGAGGGTACATCAAATTCTAAGAACCTCATCAATTCACCATCAGGTGTTTTCTTAATAGCACGTAGCTTATCTACCATAGAAGCGTTAGAAGTTGTGACCGCTATAGTTGCCCATCTTGTAAAGTTTTCTCTTTCTTCATTGGAGGATGCTTTCATTCTACCTGCTCCTCTACCTTGTGTTATAGAGAACGCTAAATCAGAAAACTGTTCACCCTTCATAGCTGTTACTTCATCCATAGCCACCGACATATTATTGAGTATGCCCATCCTATGTATTCTAGTAGAGAGAGTATCTTTAGGTATCATAACTAATCCATTGGGGTCGCCCCATACGCTCTGCGCCATACGTAAAGAGGTTGTCTTTCCTGTACCTGATGTATTGTTAACTAGGTTTATAATACCCCCCTTGTAGTTCAAGAACTTAAATAGAGGTGCGCCGAACCCTGTAAAAAACCCAAAAGCTTGAACGTGCATATTGCGTTGACCGTATATAGCCGCGATGTTTTTCCACTCTTCCAAACTACCTTTTGACTCTACAAAGTCTATCAACTCTTTTACTCTTGATGATGGCGGGCTAAACCTTATAGTTTCTCCATCTAACTCTTGTTTACCTAAAATAAATTTAGTGTCGTTATCTGCCCATCCGAATTGTGATCTCATAATTTCTGCCTTCTTCGTCATTTGTAGATGTTTAAAAGATCTGATTATATAATTTATAATCTCAGTCATTTGTTTTTTACCACCAATCACACCACTGCGTGCTAATGTCTTTTTTGCTTCCTCACCTGCTAGCACATCCTGAGCAGATATAACTAAACCTTTCTCTCCATCTAAAGGGAGTCTATGTTTTATAACTGCTACCTCTCCATCAACTGGGTCTATCATTCTTTTATCTAAGTACAATTGATGTTCATAAATTAACTTAGGTTCTTCCTCTTCTACTTGTGAATATACACCACCGCCTTTTGCAAATACATAAGGCCAAGGTAGTTCTGGAAGTATTGGTTCATTCAAGCCGCCCTCGCATGCCATGTCGGGTTCGGCTAAAACTTTATCTCCGAGCTGTATTGGAGAAGTTATATTACCTTTATGCGGACACCCATCACATCCTTTTGGGTTTAAGTTTTCAAACGTTTCACATTTGTATGGCCCTTTTATCTTACTAGCCGCGTCTTCTGTATCGCTGTAGCTATATTTAGAAGACTCCTTTGACATTACATGTATAGCCTCGGCACTGTCAGCACAAGTAGCAGCTATGGATAAACCTGCTCTCCATAAAGGGTACTCCACACTTTCTTGATTCTCTCGTATGAAATTTATTTGGTTACATGTTGTTATGTTTTTAAAAACACTTTGTGTGTTTCCTGCAAGCGCCATTGTTAGGGCGTCTGCTTTTTGTTTATCTGGAACTGCTTGTATCTCACCGACAACGTTCTTGAAAAAGAAGAAGTTTACTGGGTTTGCGTACTTACCAATTAATTTACATTCTTTTGGTGGGTCGGTTTTGTAATTAAGCGAGTCAGGGAATCTTAGTATCCTACCTTCATCTTCTGTTACTGCAGGGTCGGCGTAGAACTTATGTTTATCGCACAACGCTTTCAAAGATCTTGCTACCGGTTTCCAATCTTGTGGATGTATAGTATTTTCAAGAACCCAGTAAGCATGTATGCCGTTCCCGGAACTAACTATTGTTGGTTTAGGAAGTCCTACCGCATCACAGAATTGACGTAGAGCTGCGGCCCCCTCTCCCTGACTTTTGTATTCTTTGAGAGGTCCACAGTCTACATCTAAGTAAAAAATCTTACAGTATTCTGCAGTAGCCTGAGAACGCCTATCTGTATTATATCTACTACAACCGAAATAAATATTGCGTTGCTCAGACTTCCACTTGTCTATGAGTTGGTAGGCTTCTTCAAAAGTTTCTACACATTTCTGCGTAGTGTCTCTTTCTCCTTTAAAGCCGCCTACCCATAGCCACCCTTTGTCTCCTAAGACATGCTCTAGAAACTTCATCAATCGTCAGTCTCTGTCCAAGCACTCATAACAGACTCTAGATCTTTAGATTGAGTTTTTGGAGTACCATCCGAATTATGCGTAGCCTTTTTTACTGCTTTCTTTTTAGGCTCTGCAGGTTCAGAAGGTTCTTCCAGTTTCATAGGTTCTGGATCTTTCTTTGTGTTTATGGACAACGTAATAGCTTGTGTAGCCAAAGGTGTTTTACCTTTTTCTGTTGCCTTTACCCACTCATCTTTTTCCAAGAACCGCACAGGTTTGAATACAAGCTTTGGTGTATCCGAATCGCTGTCGAACTTCATTTCAGTAACAAGCGTGCCAATACTTTTACCTTGAGAGTTTAAGAATTTTGCATACTGTTGAAACGGCATTCTGTTCATGTCTTTTGATGTGCCGAATATAGACGTAGCAGGTAGTGTAAGTTGATACACATCTCCATCTATGTCATCTGCTAAAACTACAGCAAGACGTTGTTGGAATCTGCAAGCTCTACTGTTACCCATACCAGAGCCTTGTACGTTTTGCGGACAAGTTGCACAGTTTGTGCTTTGCGGATTTTCTACTGCCTCATCTGGTTTAGAAGAATCGCTAGACCAACAATCAGGTGCAATACTTTCTCCTGCAACATATGGACCAGAATAGTACTGCCTATGTAGTTTTGGCGCACCGTTTGTAACTACAATATTCATAGAACGATTTTCGTTCTTAGCAACTTCTTCTCCACCTACCATCAACCTAAAGACAGAGCCACGGATAGATATTCTTTTTAGTCCACCACCGGAACCCCCTCCAAGGTTTTTTGTAAGGTCATCATCTTGCACCTCTTTAAGATAGTCTGGTGCCGACTGTGTGAGTGAAAACTCAGCCATTTTAATCTCCTATTTTCTACGAACTGTAACGGAATATTTACTGTCAACGTTTAACCCTTCTGGTAATACTTCAGGGTTTTCTTCTAAAAACAACTTCATGTTTGATTGATGTAGTCTCCTTTCTAATAAATCGAACGCGTCATGGTTCTGGATAAAGTTATACATAGCCTCCCAATTATCAGTCCAATATCTGGCTTTGATAGTTTGGTATGCTGTGCCATGTGGGGTTTTAATACTTGTTGCGCCTGTTTCTTTTAAGATGTTCTGTAGCTGTTGATTGATAATATCCAACTGTTCATCTAGCTTGGCGATTTGTTGATCTGTTTCTTTGCGAATTTTATCTTTCGCGTCTCTAATTTTTAAGAGAACCTTTACTAACTCGTTAGCATTGAACTCTGACATGGTTTGTTTCCTTTCGTATTAAATTGTGTGTTTTCGTTAAACAATATAAGACACCTTGATATTAGCATTTTATTATTATAATTCCAACTCTTTTTTATAAAGGTCGACTAATTTAGTATGGTTTTTTAGTTTGCTTTGCAACATGTCATATAATCTCTTTTCCACAGGACTTCCTGATATATGAAATACAGTCATAGGGCTATCTTGTCCGGGCCTGTCTATTCTAGCGTTGGCCTGTAAATAGGTTTCCAAAGATGTAACAGGTGCATACCATATGATTGTGTCTGCGGCAGTTAGAGTTACTCCGTGCGATGCCGCTTGTGGTTGAATAATCAAAACGTTCGGGTGCTTTGTTTCTTGAAACGACTTAAATATTTGTGCTCTTTTATTTACAGGCACCGAGCCGTTTATTATTTCGCTTGTAATTTTGTGTTTATCTAAAAACTCACTAAGTAATTGTATGGTGTGTTTGAAAGGCACGAATACTAGAACTTTATTACTAGCTTCTTCAATCACTTCGCGCACAACAGTTAGTCGGTTAGACACATCAAACTCTATTACCTCTTTGTTGTCGGTGTAGACTGCACCACCGGATATTTGTAATAGCTTGTTTAAATTAACAGCCGCATTTACAGAACTTATTTCTTCTCCGGCGGCGGTCATGTACATATCTTGTTTTAACTTTTTGTAAAATTTTTCTTGTTGTGCAGTAAGAGGTGCTTCTCTATTAACATGTGTCACAGGAGGTAAGTCCAGGCATTCTGCTTTTGTGAATCTTACTGCAGGTTGTAGCATATTAAATACTGTGGATTCTGCATCATCTTTTGGTATCCATTTAAATCTACCCACACTGTACATAACCATATCTCTAAACCTACCAAAAAATTTAGGGCATCTCTCAGGCACACAAAGTTTACCTAAACCAAACGCATCGACTGGAGATTGCGCTGCAGGTGTTCCTGTCATCATCCACAACCATGTATCGTCGTCTAATAGTCTTTGCATAGACTTCCATCGTTTTGTAGATATAGATTTGTATGCGTTGGCTTCGTCAATAATTATTAAATCAAAACCTGCTTTTTTGATGTCTTCTTCTACGATCTCTATACCATCATAGTTTATGATTACATACTCAGCATCTGAGTTGATTATGTCTTTACGTTTTTCTCGTGTACCATATGCTATGTTAACTGTTCTGTGCAGCGCAAACTTAAACAAATCTGCTTGCCACGCAGAGTGCATAATAGACAGCGGACATACAACTAACACTCTTTTAATTTTGCCGAGCTTCATTAGATAATCTGATGCCCAGATAGAAGAAGCTGTTTTGCCTGTACCTTGTTCGTTAAAACAAAAACCACGCTTAGTTATGGATAAGAAAGAAGCTGTTACTTTTTGATGCTCCATTGGCTCAAACTCACCTGCCCAATCGTAGTCTCTCTCCATAGGAGACGGCACATTTTTAAACCTAAGTTCTTTCAAAGCTTTAGCTTCTTCAAACCCCCAGTTAACTAATACTTTAGTAAACTCATTGTCTTTTCTAATAACTTTACTTTTAGTGATCGCGTTAATTATGCGATCAGGATATTTGGTATTTACTAATAAAGCTTTGTTGTCTACTACTTGCATTATGCGTTCTTTACTGATCTATCAGAGTTGCGTTTGAAAGATCTATTTGTACTAGCTTTAACAACTCTAAGGTTTTTCTTTTTATTAGTGCCTCCTTTAGAAAGAGCTTTTTTGTGGTCAATATCTTTGCCCTCTCTTTTGTCGGCTTTACCATTTTTGTTTTTATCTACGCC